GTTTCATTTTGTTTTCTAGTTCTTGTTCAGATAGGTCTTCTAACTTGCCTGTTTTAATAATTTTTCTATCTATATATAATCCTGCCGCTTTACCTCTAGCTATTTCCATATTTCCTGCAGTTGAAAAGGATCCTTTTTTAAGGGCCTTCTCTTTGATACGATCTAGTTCTGCCAGGTGTCCATCAAATGTTACCATAAATTTCTGTATCTTCTCTTCTCTTAGTTTACCAATATACTCTACAACTAGTGGGTGAAATTTAGGGTGTGTTAATTCATATCCTTCTTGACTGGCTCTATTGGGACTAAAACCCGCTAATTTTGCCGCCTCAGTTTTTGTAACTGGCTTGCCGTCCTTGTCACCAAAGACTAGTATCTCAGCAAACTTTCTTTGTAATTCTGTCAATCTTTTTGGTACACCCATGTTTGACAATTTAAGTCAATTATCCTATAAAGTCAATAATGAAAGAGAAAAATACTGATGAACTTAAAATAGATGTTCCTGAGGATAGAGGCACTCTGGATTTAACTAGACAAATTGATGAACTTAGACAGACTATTAAAGGCTATGAGTTTCTTCTTGATGTTTTAAAAAAAGAAATATTTGAAGCTAAGAAAATTTCATCTGAGAATGAAAAAAATAAAAATCTCTTGCAAGGATATAAAAAAGTGATAGAGGATTTGTCAGCTAAGTTAAGACAAAAAGATTAATGAGAGTACAAGACTTACAGTTGTTTCTAAGCAACTTTACGAAAGGATCGGATGCAGTTAAGAATGCAGTCATCTACGTAGAGATTAAAGGAAAACTACACGCTATCAGAAGAATGGAAGTACATGAAAATTCTACTCCAATTATTGGTCAGCCAGGTCATAGTGCACACAGATTAGTTTTAAAAACTGAAAAACCTTCGAGTCTTATCTTACCAGATAAACTTCAGAAGGATTATTAATGCACTTGTGGGCCCAGAAACTAAACTATATAAAAAACTTAAAACTGCCTCAAAGGATATCATTTGGACTAGGTTGGAAAACCTTAGCCTACTTGGTACTCCCGATCTATTGGGCTATAATAATCATTGGCACTTTTTCACTGTAGAATTAAAAGTAGCAAGCGGTAATAAGGCTCGCCTGTCCCCTCATCAAGTATCGTTTCACGCCCGCCATCCTAAGAATTCTTTTGTGCTTGTGGAGTGGAAGAAGAAGTGTTTATTGTTCGAGGGCCATCAATCGCTTGCGCTTGTTGATTCTTCGTTGTCTTCGCTTGAGCCTGTATCTTCCTCGCTTGAGGATTCAGTATCTTTTTTGTCATCGCTTGGCGCTTGATTCTTTTTAAGTTGTTTGTAATAGTTTGGATGTCTAAATATGTGGGTCACTTAATTTCAAATTCAAATGGTTCAACTTTGTCCCCATTATCATATCTTTCAGCAAACTTCGAGCATTTTTCTAAATCAGTTATTGATTCATCACTAATGACTTCTTCATAATCATTTTCTGGATCGGTCACTGAAATAAAAAAACTTTCATGAAACATTTTGCTTGCATAGTCTGGACTACCTATCCAACCAACTGATACAAGCTTGTCTGGAAACTTCTCTTGCACTGCGCATGAGATTGGACAACACTCTTTTGCATTTACGCCTTTACTAAATAGCTTGGGCGCTAGGTCTATATGTTTTTGTTTAACTTCTATTTTCATTCTTCATCCTCCAAACAACTTTGTACTTTTTTATATGCAACAACTTTAAAATCATAACCAATAGTATCTTTATCAATTTTTAATTTTAATACTTCTTGCCATTCAATTAAAGGGTTTCGCCTATAACAAAAATCAAGACCTATAAATTTAGGTTCTTCAAATTTTACCCATTTTTGTTTTTTCATTCCTCTATCTCCTCTATATCTTCTATTGTAAAATCTCCCGCTGAATTTGACCAATCACTACTTAAATAATCAGAGGCGCATGTTTCCAATGCAATCTTCTCAGCTTGTTTTTTATTTTTTGCCTCTATTTCTGTTTCATAGATAGCGTATATAGTTTCTTCTGCTCTTACTTTATATTTTTTCATATTTTTTTCTCCAATCTTTATCAACTAAATAAATACCATCATCTTTTTCTGACCATAATGTTTCATAAGGCTGATTAGTTTCCTCAATCCAATCATCAATCATTTCAATATCTGTCATACACATTCCAGAGGAATAATCATCCCAACTTTTTATACTAGCTTTTTTTACAATCCAATCTCTATAAGGTTTATGTTCATTACCAAAGTGTTCATCACTATGATAAAATCCATAATGATCTATAGTTATATCAACACTAATTGTTTCTGTTTGTTTTTTCATTTGCCCCTCTTAAAGTATCCTATTTTTTCTAAATATTCATAAGCGTCATCCATAGTCGATCTAAAATGTTCAGTTCTATATTCGCTTGGGGTGTCTTCATCTGCTTGACAACACATACCCGCTAAATGATCTGATAATGTTTTAACTTTATTCTCTAAATCTTCTATTTGTTTTATGTTTTCTAGTCCTTCGTTCATATTATCCTCTTGCTTGTTGATTTTCACATTCAAAGTTTTCTGATAAATCCCAATTATTTAATGCATTACAAAGGTTGTCCATATCATTTGCATCAAATTCTATTTTTGCATAGTTTTTATTGTGCTTAATTGTTGAATATACACCATCATCAGCACATTTATATATTACTCTATTTGCCATATTATCCCTTCTGCTCGCTCGCTTGTTGATTAAAATTTCTTATTTGTTTTGTTGTTAATTTATTTCTATGCGCTTGTTCGTGAAATTGAGCGGTATTATGCTCATCAATACAAGTTATACTTATGACCCCACCATTAAATTGTTGTGATAAATATTCATCAGCAAATATTTCACAACCTTTTTTAATGTCAGTTATAATTTTATTATTTTTATCATATTCAGTTTCAACATCTAAAATAAATCTTGCCATATTATCCCTTCTGCTCGCTTGTCGCTTGAGCCTGTGCGCTTGTTAGTTTAATCCCAACAGACGCTTGCGCTTGCGCCTGTTGGTTGGCGTCACTCTTTATAGAGGTGTACACGCTCACAAATCGACCTCTATTTATGCAACATTTAAACATCTTGCACAAATCCGTCAAAATTTTTGATTGCTCGACCCTTAGCAATTAAACCTACTACAACTTTTTTCGGGTCTAAGTGTCTTAAATCATGTTTATCACCGTTTATGACTTTACGGCCCAACCATTTTTTAGGTAGTTTTTTTCTAAATACTGTTGCTATGTTGTATTTAGTTTTTAATATTTTCTTTACATCATCTAAATTATTTTCGGCTTGTGAATAAGTTAGATCATAATTTTTAGGTATTTTATTCTTTTTGTTTAATCTATTTGTCACTTTTGTATAATCGACAAATTGAACTTGTGGATTATTATCCATTAAATTTTTGCCGTTTTCTAATCTATAACGCTCAAATGGAAGATCACTAGTACCATTTAATCTAACAGTATATTTTAATTTTTTTCTTTTTGCCCGCTCATAACCTAGTTTAATTTCACGGTCTAAATGATTTAAAAATTTCATTCTGTCAGCTAAGAAATAGAATTTTTTATTTAATCTTGATTTTTGAACGCTTGTCATTTGACCCCGCCCGCTAGTGTTTAAACATAAGTCAATACATACGGGGCTAGCGTTAACGCATATATTAACACCGCCTATTTTAGACGGGGCTAAGTGTAAAATTTCACTTAAATATTTATATCCTTTTGATTTTTGCATTTTATAAGTTGAAGACCCCAAAAGCTTTTTTTGTGGTTTATATGTATATTTCATAATTATTTGTCCTTTTTTAGTTATTTCTTTATTCTGTTATTGTCCCGCTATCCCATAAATAGCGGGTGTTAGGACAATAACATTTTTATATATAGGGCCTTGACTTCTATTTGTCAATAGGATAATAAGGGATATTAAATAAACAATAACATAAAGGATAATATAAAATGAGTAATACAAAAAAAGCGGTCATTTTTTCGGACGGTAAAATAAAACGATTTGAAAAAATAGTTAAGCAACAGACAGAAGAGAAAAAAGCGGAATTGAATAGAGCGCTAGACAATAAAGTTGATGAAGTATTTGATAAAAAATTTCAGCAATTTTTAAAAGAGTTTAAAGTTAAAAAAGAACTTGAAGACTTAAAAAAAGCTAGCGATCAATTAGATACTTTCGAGCGTCAATTAGAAGAGAAAAAAAGAACTTTAAAAGACGCTGTAAAATTACACGCTAAAAAAGTTGAAACTATTTGCGAGCGTCAAGCGAAAATAAACGGTCACAATATATATTGGGGCGGTTATGATACAGACTACAATGATTATAAAAGCAAATTAGAGAATATTTGCCGTGAAGAGTTGACAAAGCAATTTAGAAAATCGACTAAAGAAGGCCAGGAACTAGATAAGATTGATAATAAAGTCAATAATCTATTAATGACTTTGTCTTATCCAAATCTAGTTGCCGAAGAGGTTGATTTGAACAAAGCATTAGAAGACGGTTCAAGTATGTTGTCTATTGCTTTAAATCCCAATACTTTAAAACAAATAAGTAATTAACACTTGACAAAATAGGGGATAATAAATTATTATCCCCTATATAAAGAAATAAATTAACAATAAAGGATAATATGACAGATAAAAACTTAGAACAATTATTGTATATAACGGGCCAATCTCACGCCCATACTAGCGCGTTGTCTTCTAGCTTTGGTAAATTAGCATTGATACGACAATTAATAACTGAGATTAAAAAATTAAATTTAGATGACGCTAGCCGAGTTAAAATTAAACTATGGCTAGATAAACATAAAAAACAATTAGAGGTTGAATAAATGGCCGTTGATTTTGAGGCGTTAGATCATGTTAGGGCCAAAAATAAGGCCCGAGTACATGAAGAGCGAAAACAAATGCGAGTTGAACTAGCTGAATATATAAACAAATGCGACAGTTATGAATTGTCAAGATTATATGATGAATACAAAAGACTTAGAAAAAAATAGACTATTAACTAAAAAAGATTTTATAGCAATTATAGATCGCGACCCCGATTTGTATAAGTCTATTGAGTATATAAGAAAATGGAAGATTAAAGATTTAAGAGAATTTTTTAAATTTACACATGAAATAAAAGGACAATATAAAGATATGCGAGGCAATTGTTATAAGTGTTTAACACCTTTAAGGCCCGATTATACACACCATGAGAACTATTGCTTAGACTGTTAAATAACCTTGAATTTTGACCCCTTACAAATATTAAATAAGTATTGATTAATATATATTTTCTTTAAATTTTGTCTTGATTTGGCCCCGTTGTAGTTAAGTGATTATCATGCAAAGGGCCGAGAGCCGAAGACCTTGTAAAACTTTTTTAAAACCGTGATCCGTGTACCATGAACCAGGGCGCTTGCGCGTTGTTTTATGATTTTTTTTCGCTTGAGCGTTATTGAGTGAAATTTCTAGCTTGTGCCTTGAACAATAAAATAAAAATAAAATCTCTTATTATTCAAGGTCTAATAGTTAGGCGTATCTGTTAGCTTTTTTATACGCTACTAGTTATTTACTAACTATTAGACCATGAATAATGAGCCGTGAACCAATGCGCACGGCTCAAAATTAATTAACCTTGATCGGCTAATAACCTTTTTTCTAAATGATCGATTTTGTCGAAACCGTCCATTTTTTCGGGTTCATCTTCTTTGAGATCTTCGAGATAACTTTCAGCGATTTCACGCGTATTAATCTCACGCAAACCCGCGTATAAAATATCACTATAAAAGCCGTTTTTATCGGACATTAAACCATGAACCGATTGGCTTCTAGTTGATACATTTAAATTTGGCACATTATCAGAGATATAAGATCTTAAAAAATTAGATATTTCATAAGTCACATCTTGACCATTATCGGGTGCCTTTTTAATTTTTTTAATTTCACCGATAATATAATTATGAAGATCTTGATCATTGTCTAACCACAGTTTGAAATTCCATGTTTCGTAGTTAGTCCATCCATTATATTTAGTCATATATTTATTGTCCTTTTTTATTTGTTATTTTATCCATTATTATCCTTGATATTTATTTTAAAATAAAATAATAATCAAGGTATATTTTCAAATTATTGAAAATAAATTAATAACGAACAAAGGACAATGAAACATGAATAAAGAACAAGTAAAAATAAAAAAACCAAAAATAGTTGAAGAGCCTATTTTAAATCTTAAAGTTGAGGTTGATAAATCATATAATGATCAATACGAACATAGAATGAATTGGCCGTCTTTTAATTATATTGATTTATTAGATGTCTTTATGACTTCTTTACCAAACGAACCAATAATAGCTGATGATGTTGCTAGAAAAAGAGCATTGAAATTTAAGGCTAGATTAAAAGCATATATTATTGAAAAATCAGATCAATCAGAATTAAAACATTTTGATTGGTCAGAATGGGATATTGTATAATGAATTGGAAACAATACATTGAGCAAGCAATTAAAACGGGGCTTGAAAGTCCGACCCCTTATAAAGTGATCCCGTATAAAAACGGGATCGGCATTAAAAAGATTGAGTTTATCAAGACTGAAAAAACAAATACAGATATTGAAGATCTTATTTGTTTTCATAAAATAGATTAATTAATTTAATTACAATCAATCATTGACTAAGGCCCCATGAAACATGGGGCCTTTTTTATTTTGTGTGAGCCGTGATCCGTGGCGCGTGTATCTTTATTTAATAATAGAGGTACCAACGCGACACCAAAAAATCAAAGTACGAAGTACCTTATACCCCCTTTTTACTAGATAGGGATCCTAATGTATGTATATATATGCTTGATTTATATTGTCATACGCTGTAAAAAACTTATTGAACATCAATAGTGATGCAAAAAATTTTATAAAAATTTTTTATGAAACCGAATGATATAGATATTAGTAAACTTCCTGCCGACATACGAAGAACGTTTAAACAACTTCAAGTATTACACGCTGAAAAAAAGATACGGAATAAGGCTAAAGATGACTTCCTTTCTTTTGTCAAATGCGTTTGGCCAGATTTTGTAGAGGGGTCCCACCACAGGCACATTGCAAAAAAATTTAATGAACTAGCCACGGGTGAAATAAATAGATTAATTATCAACATGCCACCCAGACATACGAAATCAGAATTTGCATCGTATCTTCTGCCAGCATGGATGGTGGGCCGTGATCCAAAGCTCAAGATCATTCAAGCAACCCACACGGCAGAACTAGCAATACGATTTGGTCGTAAAGCAAAAAACTTGATTGACTCAGAAGATTATAGAAAAGTTTTTGATACCACACTCAGTGAAGATAGTCAGGCAGCAGGGAGATGGGAAACCTCAGCTGGTGGTGAATATTTTGCAGCTGGTGTTGGTGGTGCGATCACGGGCCGTGGTGCAGATTTATTGATCATTGATGATCCACACTCAGAGCAAGATGCAATGTCCAAGGTATCATTGGAGCGAGCATATGAATGGTATACATCTGGTCCAAGACAACGTTTACAACCTGGTGGAAAAATTATTGTCGTAATGACTAGATGGTCTACGAAAGATTTAACAGGAGCCTTGGTCAGTAATCAAAAGGATGCAAAATCTGACAAGTGGCACGTGGTCGAGTTTCCAGCAATCTTGGACCATGAATCAGATCCAAAACCTGTCTGGCCTCAGTATTGGAAACTGGATGAACTGGAGAAAGTTAAAGCTGCACTTCCTGTTGCTAAATGGAATGCACAGTGGATGCAACAACCAACATCGGAAGAAGGTGCAATATTAAAACGAGAATGGTGGAAAACGTATGAAGGAGATGATATTCCACAAATTTATCATGTCATACAGTCTTACGATACCGCGTTCCTTAAAAAAGAAACAGCGGACTATTCTGCTATTACTACTTGGGGTGTTTGGTATCCAAGTGAAGATTCAGGTGCTAATTTAATTTTACTAGATGCAATCAAAGGACGGTATGAGTTTCCAGAACTTCGAAGACTTGCATTAGAGCAATATAGATATTGGAATCCTGAAACAGTGATCATTGAGGCGAAAGCTTCTGGATTGCCTTTGACTTATGAACTACGGAAAATGGATATTCCAGTAATGAATTTTACACCAAGTCGTGGAAATGACAAGCACGCCCGTGTAAATGCTGTTGCACCTTTGTTCGAATCTGGTATGATATGGGCTCCTCAACAAAAGTTTGCGGAAGAGGTCATTGAAGAATGTGCAGCCTTTCCGTTCGGGGATCATGATGACTTGGTCGACTCCACCACTCAAGCGATCATGAGATTTAGACAAGGTGGATTAATCGAACATCCAGAAGATTATGTGGATGAAGTCGTAGAACAGAAGAAAAGGATTTATTACTGATGGTTAAAGTTCCGTTAATGATAGCAAAACCAGTGCTAAAAAAATTTAGAAAATTTGTCGAAGATAGAAATAAAACTAGTAGAAAACTTAATAAAAAAGGTGGTAGTTTTAAAAATATAAATACAGCACAACAAAGATTAGATTCTGCTAAAGAGTATACATCAGGTGTGGTTAATTTTTTAAAGAAAAAGAAAGCACCTGCAGCAGCTTTAAAAATGGTTAAAAAAGGTTTTGATGAAGTTGTTAAAAGAAGAAAAGAGTTTAGAGATGCTGTTGCTGAATCAACAGCTAAAAAATTAAAAGGAAGAAAACCAAACTTCAAAGGTGGTCTAATCAGAAAACCTAAACTAGCTAAGAAAGGTTATTAATGGACTACGGTAAGAAGTACATGGCCAATGCTGATAAAGCAACCCAACAAAAATTTAATGAGATTGTAAAAGATTTAAGAGTAGACATGTCTTTAGAGTCTGCGGTAAGCGAAGCATTAAGACAGATGAGAGAAATGAGACAAGGTAAAAAAGGCGGTGGTATGATTGATAAACCACTTGGTTCAGGAGGTGTGAAATCTGGCCCACCACCAAAATCAGGACCTAACCCACAGGGGTTGAAAGTTCCTTTAAAACAAGTTAGAAGCTAACATTGGAGAAATTTTAAATGGCTGAATTCAAAATAGACTATAAGTTGATAGCACCTCAAACTTATGATAGAGGAGATGTTGGTGAAAAAAACACCAAACTTTCTAGAGATACTCAAAGAGGAACTGTCACCGTATCCGCAGACAATTTTGATGAAGCAAAGAAAAAAGCAAAACCAATTATAAAAAATTCTAAGACATTTGAAAATTTTTCATCTAGACAATCTTTTGATGCACCTAAAAAACCCAGTATTAAAATTTTAAAAGGTGGTGGGGGATCTGGAGCATTGAAATCAATTAGATCAGGTTCAAGTTTATTTGCACCTACTAGAAAAAAATTATTTAAAGGTGGATTAGTTAAGAAACCTAAATTAGCAGTAAAAGGATACTAATGGCAGATATAGATAAGTCCCTTCCTAACGAAATTCGAACAGAAGTAGAAATACCAGCTGAGGAAGAAGTTGTAGAAGAGGAAGTAGTAGAACAAGGTCCCGTAGAAGTTATACCTGAAGAGGATGGTGGAGTTACATTAGACTTTGAACCAGGAGCGATCAATGTTCCAGGAACCGAGAATCATTTTGATAACTTAGCTGACATTTTACCTGAAGATATTTTAGAACCAATCGGAAACGAAATGGTTGACAACTACATGGAATATAAAAATTCCAGAAAAGATTGGGAGCAAACTTATATTCAAGGTTTAGATCTTTTAGGATTTAAATATGAAAATAGAACTGAACCTTTCCAAGGAGCAAGTGGTGCAACTCATCCTGTACTTGCTGAAGCAGTCACACAATTTCAAGCACAAGCTTACAAAGAATTATTACCTGCAGAAGGACCTGTAAGAACAGATATTATCGGAGTGGATTCTCCACCTGTTCAACAACAGTCTCAACGGGTTAAAGATTATATGAATTATCTTTTAATGGATCAAATGGAAGAATATGAACCTGAGTTCGATCAAATGTTATTTCATTTACCACTAGCTGGTTCGACGTTTAAAAAAATATACTATGACCAGTTATTAGGGAGAGCAGTGAGTAAATTTATTCCTGCTGAGGATTTGATTGTTCCGTACACGGCTACCTCATTAGACGAAGCGGAATCAATCATCCACTCTTTAAAAATTTCTGAAAACGATTTAAGAAAATCACAAGTCAGTGGTTTCTATTCTGATGTAGAACTTGGTCCTCCAGGTGTCGACAACAATGATGAATTAACAAAGAAGGAAAGAGAAATTTCTGGAACTAAAAAAACAGGTAAGCAAGAAGATGTTTACAATGTTTTAGAGTGTCATGTTAATTTAGACTTAGAAGGTTTTGAAGATATCGGTGCAGATGGTGAGCCAACAGGAATTAAACTTCCATATATTGTAACGGTTGAAGAAGCATCAAGAAAAATTTTATCGATTAAAAGAAACTATGCACCTGATGATATTAAGAAAAAGAAAATTTCTTATTTTGTTCATTTCAAATTTTTACCAGGTCTAGGTTTTTATGGTTTTGGTTTAATCCACATGATTGGTGGATTAAGTAGAACTGCAACTGCAGCTTTAAGACAATTATTAGATGCAGGAACTTTATCTAATTTACCTGCTGGATTCAAGCAACGTGGTGTTAGAGTAAGAGATGAAGCGTCACCAATTCAACCAGGTGAATTCAAAGATGTAGATGCACCAGGTGGATCATTAAGAGATGCATTCTTTCCATTACCTTACAAGGAACCTTCTCAGACATTATTGTCATTAATGGGAATTGTTGTTGGTGCGGGTCAAAGATTTGCAGCCATTGCTGATATGCAAGTCGGAGATGGAAATCAAGGCGCAGCCGTTGGAACAACTATTGCTCTTTTAGAACGTGGTTCAAGAGTCATGAGTGCAATCCATAAACGATTGTACGCAGCAATGAAAAAAGAATTTAGATTACTTGGAAAAGTTATTTCTCAATACTTACCACCTGAATATCCATACGACGTGGTTGGAGGAGCTAGAACTATTAAACAATTAGATTTTGACGATAGAATAGATATTATTCCTGTTGCAGATCCAAATATATTTTCTCAGTCACAAAGAATTACAATGGCACAAACAGAATTACAATTGGCGCAATCGAATCCACAGATTCATAATTTATATAATGCATACAGAAAAATGTATGAAGCAATTGGAGTAAAAGATGTTAATCAAATATTACCTCCACCTGCTCCAGTTCAACCTATTGATCCAAGTGTCGAGCATATTAATGCATTAAACGCGAAACCTTTCCAAGCTTTCCCTGGTCAAGATCATAGAGCACACATTACAGCGCATTTAAACTTTATGTCAACTAACATGGTTAGAAATAATCCTGTGGTTATGGCTTCAATTCAAAAAAACATTCTTGAACACATATCAATCATGGCCCAAGAACAAGTACAAATTGAATTCAGAGAGCAAATGATGCAGATGCAAGTGTTACAACAGCAAGCACCAACCAATCCACAGTCAGCACAATTGCTACAACAGATAATGCAGACGATTGAAGCTAGAAAAGCGGTGTTGATTGCTGAAATGACAGAAGATTTTATGAAGGAAGAGAACAAAATCACATCACAATTTGATTCAGATCCACTTTTAAAACTAAAATCTAGAGAAGTTGATCTACGAGCCATGGAAAATGAACGTAAAAAACAAAATGATGAGGCTCAACAAGAACTTGCAAGAGCAAGATTGCTACAATCTAAAGATAATTTTGAAGATAAGCTTGAACAAAACGAAGATTTAGCTAAATTAAGAGCTGGAGTCTCACTTGCTAAGTCTGGTGTGCAACAAATGTCTGTTATTGACGAAAATTAATGGTATATTAGTTTAACAAAAGGTAAAACATTATGATGAACTATAAAAAAGCAAAACAGATGGCAGTTCCAAGTCAAAATGTAGAGATAGATCCTAGATCTAAGACTACAGCTGACGGTACTTACAACTATATTCCTACAGGAGACAAGGAAAAAGTTAGAGGTACTAAAAGAATGCTATCTAATAAAAAGAAAACTGCTACTTGGTACTAAATTATGTGGTTATCGGCAATTAAATTAGCCGTTTCTGCTGGAAGTAAGATTTATGCTAACAAGCAGAAGACGAAAATGGCAATGAGTGAAGCACAACTCATGCACGCTACAAAAATGGCCCAAGGCCAGG